TCAATGGTTGTACGCTTTTTCCATAAACAAAAGCACATTCCAAAAATATTGATTTGGATCCATGCTTCGGCGTAATCTTTTCCATTACTTGCATAATGAGTTATATAATGATGAATCATGTTATTCCTTTCTAAATTTGGTATAATAAAATAAAATGAGGTAATGCTGATGAAATTAAATCCTGATTGTATTCGTGATATTCTCTTTGTTGTAGAAAATAATGCAACTTATTCAAATGATGTTTCTGAAGAAACTATTTTTAAAGAACTCGATTCAAAATATCCTAGAGAAGAAATCCTCTACCATGTTCGACAATGTGAACATAGCGGCCTATTTCTCAAAGTTCAACACTATTTTGGTGGTTTCTCAATTCAAGATTTATCTCCTTATGGACATCAGTTCATAAATGACATTCGCCAAGATAACAATTGGAATCGGACAAAAGATATCGCAAAGAATGTTGGTTCTTTTTCACTAGATGTCCTTAAAGATATCTCATCACAAGTTATTACCAACCTCATTTCAAATCAGCTTGGCAATAAATTTTAAGTAGACAGTAGCATGGTGACTTTCAACCGTGCTTTTTGTTTTGATTGCTTGAACACCTTTTAATTTTTGGTTATTCAAATAAATACCATCTTCTCTTATTTTTAATTCATTCATGTTTTCTTCTTTCTTTTATTTTGTTTAATTTGTTAAACAATCGTTTTAAAAAAAATCTTTTACCCGCTTATCAAAAACTGCTGCTAATTTTTGAAGTGTTCGAATCTTGACTGTTGACGACTGACCTGATTCAATTAGATGTATTGTTGTTCGAGAAACATTTGACTTCTCTGCGAGTTCCTCTTGAGACATTTTCTCTGTCTCACGCCATTTTTTTAAACGTTCTCCTTGCACGTTCCTACCTCCTTATCTTAATTCATCTATGCTGATCTCCAACGCATCAGCAATTTTGCATATATTCGGCCAGGAAAGGTATTTCACCTTTCCACTTTTCAAATCAGAAAAGAAACTGCGGTTGACTCCAGACATCTTAGATAATTGATAACCATTCAAATTTCTTTCCTGCATTATTCGGTTTAATTTTTCCCACATTTTTACACCTCGGACACTATATGTTGTTAAACAAATATATTTGATTAACAATATGTTGTGTTTTTCTGTTGCTCATGTTATAATCATTATTGACTAAGACCTCTCACCGTTTTAGTCAAAATTTCAATAGAAAGGAGATACAATCATGGGTAAAAATCAGCATGTTGTCCCTGCCAAAAATGGTGGTTGGAACGTGAAAGGTGCTGGCAATTCAAGAGCAACTGTTCATACTACTACAAAGAGTGAAGCTACAAATATTGCTAGACAGATTTCACGAAATCAAGGTTCCGAACTAATCATTCATGGCAAAGATGGGAAAATTCAAAGCCGTGACAGCCACGGTAAAGACCCATTCCCTCCTAAAGGCTAGTCATAATTTGGTCTTAGCCTTACAACATATCCCGTAGCAGAAGTTACATCATCTAGTGTGACTTCTGCTATTTTTTTTGCTCCATCCTCTGTTTCAACAATTAGCCGTGTATAGAAGCGACTATCTAAAATATTCATCAGATTTGGTTTGAAACTATACGGATACCGTTTTGGTCTCATTTCCCTACTCCTTTCTCTATTATTTTCGCTCTGTGAGCAACAGCCTGCCAGGGAGTCGAACCCTGGTGCTACCGATCAGGCTACATTCATTTTGTCCATCATTCCTGCGAATGATGCATCAAAGCGAATGTCATCGATTTCGTCTTGAGTGAAACCAGCATCAAGAAGGTAACGCTCTTGGCGTTCGATCTCTTCTGCCAACTCTGTCCATCCGAAAGCGAACTGATGGCAGTTGTTCCAGAATGATTCAAGCTGACCATAGAGGAAGCGTTCCTCGTATGTGTTTTGAAGCAAGGTTTCTGCAACCACTGCTTTAAAGATGTTGATGGCTTTCTCGTTTAATGTGTTCATGATGTTTCCCTCCGATTTGTTTTTGTTATTTCCTTAAGCTTGGTTATAGTTTAACACGTTAAACATAAAATGTCAAGTGTGTTAAACAAAAAAATTTACTTTTTTTATTTAAAAATGTATAATAGATTAAACAATATATAGAAAGGAGTTTTTTATGAAGTTAGGAGAATTACTAAAATCGTATAGAACAGAGCATAAGTTATCGATGGATGCTTTTTGTGAATTATCCGATTTAACAAAGGGATACATTTCCATGCTTGAAAAGAATGAACATCCGAAGTCAAAAAAGCCCATTATTCCATCTTATGAGACAATAGAAAAAATTGCAAAAGGCATGCAAATTTCTGTAGAATCTTTAATTAATATGCTTGATGATGATCAGGAAATTCAAATCAATTCTACTCCTGCTCGACTAAAATCCATAGCTCCCACCACCTCACTCCCGAACGCTTCAGATTTGCTCACACAGCAGATTACGGACAAGGTGGTACAATTAACAACCCAAAATAAAAAAATCGTGCTACGGACGTCTGAGGAGCTTCTAGAGAGTCAAAACAAAGAAGAAACAAAGGGAAACGAAGTATCGGAAGCTATTCAGCTCTACAGTTATGACTACTACGACCACCCAGCTTCTGCAGGTACAGGCCAGTATTTGAACGATGTACGAGTGGAACGGATTGAGTTGCCAGTAGATATCGATGCCGACTTCGTCATTCCAATCAAAGGGGACTCCATGGAACCTGACTATCACGACGGCGACCTGGTATTCATTCAGACCAGCGTGGACTTGAATGACGGTGTTATCGGAGTATTCAACTACAACGGCGATGCTTATATCAAGCAGCTTGTCATTGACAAAGAACAGGCATACCTACATAGCCTAAACCCATCGTACAAGGATATGCCAATCACACCAGAAACCGACTTCCGAATTATCGGTGAAGTCGTGGATTTGTATAGAGGGTAGAGAATGGACCAATTTGAAAAAAATAATCTTGATAAATTGACAGTCTCAACAGATAAAATGAAACAACTGACTGTTGAGAATCCAAAACACTTCAAAACCTCTAGACTTGGTCAAAGTATGACCAATTATAGCAATCAATTAGAACGTGAAATACAAGGAAAGCGTCGTAGAAATAGAGTATTCCCTTACGGCACGCTTGTCTATGTTGATTTTGGCATAAACTTTGGATCAGAATTCTCTGCGCCACATTATGCAATCACGCTTACCAAAGAAGACAAAAAGAATAGAAATACTATCACGGTTATCCCTCTAACATCCAAGCCTGGATACGATAATTTACCACTAGAGTTTAACCTAGCTGAAGGACTTGGCTTACTAACTACACACCTAATCAAAGCTGCTGAAGATAAGGTTGAAAATGAACTGGTATCACATTTTGGAGAATATGATGATTTTGATGAACTTATCGCAAAATTGGATAAAGAAGGTCGATTAGAAGAGAAAGAACGTGCAATAAACCTTGTTCAAAAACTTACAGATAATGTTGCATTGGCTGGTGAACGTCTTGAAAAATATGTATCTGACCTAGATAAAACAACCTATGCGAAATTAGATTCGATTACATCTATTGACAAAGTTAAGATTTTTAAGAAAATCAATCCTTTAGATGGAATTGGGGTTGCACAAATACTTGAACCACAAATGAAAATTTTAAGCGATGAAATTAAAGCGCGCTATCTTATTTGACAAAATGATATATATTTGATAATATATAGTTACTAACCTAGGAGAAATCCTAGTGCAAATAATCTGGTTGGCACAAGCTGCCACGCAGAAACGGTAACTATAAATTTAGTTACCGTTTTTTGTTGAATTAAAAACAAAAAATCCTCACACTCTCCATCGCCAAATTTTGAGTGTGAGGCTTCAACTTTCCATGTGACAAGCAATGGAAAAGATGATAAAAAAATACAACTATAGTTTATCATAAATTCTACACCTTTTCAACTATGCGGGCAAGCAATCGAAAAGAAAGGACATTTTATGATAAAAAAATACATTACAAAAAAAGGAGAGACTAGATACCTCTTTCAAACATATCTGGGCATAGATCCAGCTACCGGAAAAGAAAAACGTACAACACGCCGTGGTTTTAAAACCATTAAAGAGGCTAAGGCTTCCGAACGTGATCTTCTCTTAGATGTTGAAGAAAATGGTTTTTCAAACAATGAAGATTTACAGAACCCTACTTTCGCTGAAGTCGCTGAGTTATGGCTTGATAGCTTTAAAAGCACTGTAAAACCAACAACATATCAGAACGTTAAGAAAAAACTTAATGTTATGATTGACTCATATTTTACAGATATGAAGATTAAGCAGATCAGTGTGGCTTATTGTCAGAAGGTTGCTATAAAGTTAAGCAATCGCTATGTCCTCTATTCCAATTACTACTCTGTTATTAGCCGTATTTTCAAGTATGCCACTTCTCTTGATATCATTAAGTCAAATCCCTTAGACAAGATTATCAAGCCTAAAAATAAACCCTTAAAGGGCAAAGAAAACTACTATACAAAGCAGGAGCTAACGGATTTTCTTAAAGTTTCCAAAGCAAATTTTAATCCTGTAGACTACACTTTTTTTCACTTACTCGCTTTTTCTGGATTGAGAACTGGAGAAGCTATCGGTCTCATGTGGTCAGATGTTGACTTTGAAAATAAACGGTTAAGCATTTCTCGCACGGCTGTCGTGATTGGCAAAAAACAAACTGTTCAGGATCCTAAAACCAAAAGGAGTAAGAGGGTTATCACCTTAGATGATGAAACTCTGAATGTTTTGAAACTCTGGAAACGACAGCAAATAAAAGAATATTTTCAGGCTGGTGTGCCTTACAAACATGATTCGAATTATATCTTTACAAATAATAGCGGTGGGTGGCTTTTGGCTGCGACTATGAAAGTGAAACTTAGCAGATTCTTTCGTAAACACAAAGAACTTAAAAAAATTTCGCCTCACGGATTTAGGCACACACATGCTTCTCTCCTATTTGAAGCTGGTGTTACAGCCAAAATCATTTCAGATAGACTAGGTCACAATAATGTTCAAATCACCCTTGATATGTATACCCACATCAATGATAATCAACGTGTTGAAGTCGTTGACCAGTTCATGGATTTCATCCGCTCCAGCTAAAAGTAAAGTCGTATTCAATCTCGTATTCACTTTTGCTTAACACGCTAGAAATCCACTGGTTTCAAAGGATTAGCAAGCTGTGTACTATTTATGGTATAAGTGACAAATGTTTTCCAATGCTTTCTGTTAATTATCAATAGTTGAGTTTTTGCTTGTTTTTATTTAAAATCATTTCCGTTGATTTTCGTCATTTTTTTAAATCGTATTCATCTTCGTATTCATTTTCATACTCATCTTTGCCCGTATAGTTGAGAAGGTTGCAATTTAATTCTAATAGTTTACAAAAGGATCAGTGAGTAATTTCACTGTTTTTATTTTTGACAAAACGCTGTTTTCGACAATAATGCCTTGCCATCCACCCTCCATATTCTTCAAGAAAACAATTTTTTGAACAATAGGATTGTAACTTTGCTACCGACATTGATGTCGGTTGGTTAGATGTTTTCTTGATTCAGAACAAACAAAAAACCGCCAGCATAAGCCAGCGGTCAAGTGTAATTAAATTCTGAAATCCTTTCTATGCTTTCTTTTTATTTTGTAGTAATCAAGCCATCAGGCTCGATTTTGAATTCTGCTTGTTCAGCCAATCGGCCATCTTCAAGCATGAGATAATATCCGCCATTGTATGGCACGAAGCAGTCTGATTTCATATCCCCATTTTGAGCATCTAGGTAATACCATTTCTCGTAGTATTTCACCCAGCCAGTCTGCATGGCACCGTCTGCATTGAAGTAGTACCATTTGCCATTGATCTTCTTCCAGCCACTGTTGGCCATGTACCCATCTTTGTCAAACCAGTACCAGTTTCCATCTGTATGATGTAACCATTGGTCAGAATACATATAGCCATTATCATTGAAATAGAACCAGTTGCCGTTGACTGCTTCAAATTTTGAAGTAGGGTAAGAGCCGTCTTTACGACTCCACCACCAGCCAGTATCATCATGTTTCCAGCCTGATTGGTCTTCTTGAGGCGGTACGATATATCCTACAATCGAATCTACTGATCGTTCGTAGTAGCGACAAGGTCCGCCAACATCAAGATAGTCCCAGTTGCCATCGATATTCTGCTCAATCGTCTTGATTGTAGAACCGTCTGAATCTTCATAGACAAGCCCAGTATGGCCATAGTTCACACCATCGCCAGCTACAAAGTTCTTAACAAAGAACCAACCAGCTTTTGGATATTGAGCGCCATATACCACTTGTAGTCCTGCTGCTTCTGCTGAACGTAGCAAGTCAATAGCGTTGCCCCAAAGACGTGCGCCAAAGAACTTATAAACCCCCATGCACGTCAAGTCTGCGCATTGATATCCATACATTCCATCATAATCGACACCAGCTCCAGCGTCTGCTTTATCGATGAAGAATTGGATCATTTCCTTAATTTTACTCATTTTTATTTTTCCTTTCTTATGGTAAGACATTAGGCCACGGTTCACTTGTTAGGTAAGAAATAGAACTTACACGAATGTCGCCGATGTCTCTATCGGTAGGGACTGGATCAGTAAACTGGAAGCGTAGCATATTGCTATCTCCAGCACCTCCGAGATACCAAGTGCCATAAGGCACTCCCTTATCATTATAAATACCGCCGATAAGGCTAAACTCTGAGCGGAAACCGACAGGAACTCCACCTAGTCCTAAAATGAAACAATTTCTTTCACGGTCGGACGGCTGGACTTGATACCCAGCACCACCACGTCTGACAATTCCAAACCAGCCCCAACTTAGTCCACCGAATTGATACATGACAGTATCATTTTTACGACGTACTTTCAGATAAGAAGCGCCTAGCTTTGAAACAATGTTTAGCGTTCGCCAGCCAGTATCACCAGTCAAGACTTCCCATCCTTGGTTGTCGTTCCCTTTTCGTTTTATCCATTTTAGAGCTCCATTGGTAACGGCTGTATCAACATAGGTCGTCCCGACTGGAGCGGTAACCTTGCCATTCGGCATACCAGTGCCATGAATCTCGTACTGATTTACCTGGTTGTTCGGTCCAGTTGAGGTAGGCAGAGTGATGTTTCCTCCACCGTCTGAAAGAATGATAGTGTTTCCTTCGATGCTCAATTTCTGAGGAATACCCACACCGTCACGGCCGTTTTCGCCTTTTGGACCAGTTAAACCAATAGGCCCTTGTGGGCCAGCCGGTCCAGTTTGTCCGATAGGTCCCTGTTCTCCACGAGGTCCAATAGGTCCGATGTCCCCTTTTGGTCCTGGTTGTCCTGTTAAACCTTGCTCACCTCTCGGACCGGGTTGTCCATCGAGCCCACGCTCACCTTGAATCCCTTGAGGACCAGCAGGACCAGTTAAACCTTGAATCCCTTGTGGACCTTGGAGACCGGTTTCCCCTCGTTCACCAGGAGGACCTTGTGGGCCAGGGGTGAGTGAAATGTTATGCAACTCTTCCTTAGTAGCAAACTGACTTGTGTCGATTTCGGGTTTAGCTTCTAATGCTGCTAAACGCTTGATGATCTCTGAATTATCGTTTCCAGCATTTTCGACATGAACAGTCTTGAGAATTTCCTCTAGCTCTGCCTTAGTTACAATACTCTCGATATCTACGACACGACCTGTCTTCTGTTCAATGACAGGCGCAGTCTTAGACTTATCCAGCTCGCTAACTCGGACATTGAATTGGAAGCTATACACATCTGCAGATTCCTCTACTTTCTCAAAGTAGACATACCCGACAACAGGTTCATCAATCGTAATCAACGAAGTATCGAACTTGACAGTGAAGGCATTCTCTTCGATTGTCGCTTCAACAGTTGAATATCGTTTAGACTTTTTAAAGTAAAATAAGCAAATGACCTTGTTAGCTGCTAGATTATCAAGAGTGAATTTGAATCCAGCAATATTCTTATCCATACTGAAGAATTCTTGATAGAGTCTATCTACATCTCTATTATTCGATGTGATTTCAAGTTTCTTTTCGATGACTTTCTTCAAATGTGACTCCTTTCTTTAAATTTTAAAAAAGAGAACCTAAAAAGGTTCTCTTAATCTATTTTTCAGTCCACGCATCATTCATCTGCTTAACAGCAGATTCAACGAATGTGTCTAAGTCTTTGTCGGTCATACCGATGTTGTACTTGTTAAGCTCAGCACGGATTTTGATTCGAGCTTGTTCTAGCTTCTCTTCTCCCTTATATCCAGTTTCAGCTGATACCTGTTCTACTGCATTGACCGCATTCTTGGCCAAGATTTCGACGATTTTTACGGTCTTCTCACCGCCCTTTTTAATCAGGTATTCCTTGATTGTTTTGACTGCGATTCCAGCCAAAATGACTAGAATACTAATTGCTGCATTGACGATGATTTCGTTAATTTGATTCATTTTAATTTTCCTCTTTAATTTCTAGCTCAAGAAATTTCTCGAACAATACCTTGACTGCTCCATTACCACCTAGTTCGACATAACTCTCGTAAAGCTTGGAGAGTTCTTCAATCTCATGTTGATTAGTAAATCCACGCTTGATTGCCTTCTTCAAGTTTTCTTGTAATCGAAAACGCTGGAGTCTTTGTAGACCTTTTCCGATCAATGTCAGATTATCATTGTTTTCTTTTCCAATCTTAGCAACTGCGGAAGCTGACTTCTCAAGATCTTCAATTTTGTCAGAAAGAGTCCCAATTTTCTTCTCGGTCTCTTTAGTGTTTTGAGTACTTTTGAACGAAAAGTAACTAGGAATAATAACTACTAGGACAGGTGTGAGTTTGTCGATTAGTGTTAGGAAATCCAATCTAACCACCTTCTTTCTAATTTGGTAGCTTATTGGACAGGTTGTGTTTCTAGTTCACTAGATGGTTTCTCTGGTTTTGGCTCTGTCCACTTCCAGATACCAATTTTTCCGTTTTGGTGCAATTCTTCCAACTGCTCCAACGTTTGCCCTTGATACGTGAAAGGCTCGGTGACTTGAATCATGACACGTTTGCCTTCCTGGAATTTTTCAACATGGTTCGGATTTTCAAGCGTGAAAATTTCTTGCGGTTGGTAAGTCTTGCCAGTCTTTCCAAGTTCGACAAGTTCAAGTCCACGTTTAAAGACTGTCGGATCAAGCGGATTTTCTGTATCAGTAACACGAGCCAATACTGCCCAGTCTGCTACTGCCTTAACTTCTGCGATTTTAGCATCTTTCTGTTCGAGTTTTGCTTCATAATCTTGAGCTTGCTTTTGCAAGTCTTCTTGAAGTTTCTTAACCCCGTCCGCTGGATTTAACTCAGTAGCCACTTGACCGAGTACGGCTTGGATAAGAACTTCGTCCGTTTCATTGGTACGGTCACCAATCAAAACACGGTCAAAAGCTGTATAAGGTGCTTCCTGTCGAATCGCCACAAATGTGCGATTCGCATCTTGTGCGTATTTATTTACTACTTTGAATGTCATATATTATCCTTCTTCCTTTTGTTTATCTAATTCTTCTGCCGCTTTGTCAAA